AGAAAGCACGTGAGCAACAAGAAGGTTTGCAGGAACGCATTAAAGAAATTGATACATTACGGGAAAGCGCATCACGTGAGAAAGCTGAAGTAGAATTACTTAAAGCACACCCTGACTTTGGTGAGATACGTGACAGTGATGACTTCCATGAGTGGGCAGAAGAACAGCCTAAGTGGGTACAAGAGGCACTATACGAAAATGATAATGATGCAAGGTCTGCAGCACGTGCTATTGATTTGTATAAAGCAGACATGAACATCAAGACAAAAAAACCTAGCAGTAACAAAGAAGCTGCTAAGTCGGTGAATACTCGTAATACACGTAGTCAACCAGACGCTACATCTAACAATACTAAAATGTCTGAGTCACGTGTTAATAAAATGTCTACTAAAGAATACGAGAAACATCAAGACGAAATCATGGAAGCTATTAGAAAAGGTGAATTTATTTACGATATTTCTGGTAGCGCACGATAAAAAGACTTGACAAGTCTTAAATAAAGAATATAACTATATACAACAGGTTTAACACAGCCCCCTACTTATTTGGACTACCTGTGTTAAATCTACTTTCACAAATATAAATAGTTTTAACGACTACCTAATGTCTTTGGCCCGTTGTGTAAAAGGTCGGCCAACTTTTTACAACAATGTTACCCATAAGAGTTAGCCTCATTACATACCGTTTGTAGTTTGTATCTGTGTCTTAATGCAAAGGAATAATACAATGGCATTTACGACAGCTACGGGTTATGGTAATTTACCTAATGGTAATTTTAGCCCAGTCATTTACAGCAAACAGGTACAACTTGCCTTCCGCAAGTCTACCGTCTGTGGTGACATTACTAACTCCGATTATTTTGGAGAAATCTCTGGTCAAGGCGATACCGTCAAGATCATTAAAGAACCCGAAATCTCTGTAAGCGAATATGCACGTGGCACAAATGTCACAGCGCAAGATTTGCAAGACGAAGATTTCTCTCTGGTTATTGACAAAGCTAATTACTTTGCTTTCAAAATGGATGACATTGAAGAAGCTCATAGCCACGTCAACTTTATGGAGCTTGCCTCTAACCGTGCTGCATACCGTCTTGCTGACCAACATGACCAAGAAGTTCTTGGTTATATGTCTGGTTACAAACAGTCTTCTTTGCACAGCAAAGCTGATGCACTGAACACTACCGTAAACGGTACTAAAGCAGTATCAACTGCTGGTTCTAACGAACTGCTTTCTTCTATGCAACTGAAGAAAGGTGACTTTGGTAACATCACAACAAGCTCCGCAGGGGATCACTCTATTCCTCTAGTGGCACGTTTGCCCGGTGCTACCGCACTTCCAACAGCTTCAGCTTCACCAGCAATGGTTGTAGCACGTATGAAGCGTTTACTTGATCAACAGCAAGTTGACACTCAAGGACGTTGGTTGGTAGTTGATCCAGTATTTATGGAAATTCTTGCTGATGAAGATTCACGCTTCATGAATGCAGACTTCGGTGAATCGGGTGGACTGCGTAATGGTCTTGTTCTCAATAACTTCCACGGCTTCCGTGTGTATTCCTCTTCTAATCTGCCAGCGGTAGGTACTGGGGCAGGAACATCTGGTGCTGCTAACCAAAACTCTAACTTTGGTGTTATTGTTGCTGGACATGATTCTGCTGTAGCAACTGCGGAGCAGATCAATAAGACAGAAACATATCGTGACCCTGACAGCTTTGCTGACATTGTTCGTGGTATGCATCTATATGGTAGAAAGATTCTTCGTCCTGAAGCAATCGTTACTGCCAAATATAACGCAGCGTAAGGGAGATATAACATGGCTACTTATGATATGACTTCCAGTGATACTGCTGGTGTTGGGGCAAATGTTCTTGCTGTCCCAACAGTAGTTGGTAACTCTGTACGCACCATTGAAGCAATCTTAGATATTGATGCAATGGTTACTGCTGGTTACTCTGGCGCAAACGGTGATGTTTTCCAACTTTTGGAAATCCCTGCCGAATCAGTTATTGTTGCTGCTGGTGCAGAAATCATGAAACCTTTCACGACTTCTTGTACTGCAGATATTGACTTCGCTGGTGGCGATGACATTATTGACGGTGCTGACTTGACTGCTGCTGCTGGTACATACCTTGCAAAAGGCACTAACGGTGAAGCTAACGTTGTCAATACAGGCGCAGCTTCTACGTTTGCTGCTGCTGCTTTGGCATGTGTTGGCGCTGCTGATACCATTGACGTTACTATTGCTGGTGCTGCACCTGCTACTGGGCGTCTTCGGGTATATGCAGTAGTTGCAGATGTTTCAGCCGCAATGACTGAGGCTGCTGTTGCACAGCGTGACCTCATTTAATAAACCTATATACTTTGGGGCTGGCTACATGCTGGCCCCATTGGTGCATCAAGTTTATGCAACAAACAATTCTTGGGGCAAAAATTTATTTAGGAATTATAATGGCTCTTACTTATTTAACATTAGCTAACAGTGTCATCACTCGTATGAATGAAGTAGAGCTTACCTCTAGTAACTTTACTAGTGCTAGGGGTGTACAAATACAATGTAAAAATGCTGTTAATGAGGCTATAAGATACATTAATCAACGTGAGTTTGGTTATTCTTTTAATCATGCCACTAACACAGAAACATTAGTACCGGGAAAAGTTAGATATACTGTACCTACTAGTACTAAATCTATTGACTATAACACAGCAAGGATTAAGAAAAGTACTACGCCAAATGCATCTGGCAGTAATCTTACTACGTTAAATTACAATGAATACATACAGAATGAGTATGCCAATCAAGAAGATGACATTGCATCTACTACTTTAAATGGTTCACATTCTGATTCTGTAACAACGCTAACTCTTACGTCCACTTCTGGTTTTGATGCGTCTGGTACTATATATCTTGGTAGTGAGCAAGTAACTTATACCGCTATATCAGGCAATGATCTTACAGGCTGTACACGTGGTGCTAATAGTACTACTGCAGCTACACATGCAGATGGAGTATTTGTAGCTCAGTTTGATAATGGTGGTGTACCTAGAAATATTACCCGTACACCCGATAATAATTTTTTACTTTATCCATTTCCTGATAAAGAGTATACCTTGACATTTGATTACTATACATTTCCTGCTGATCTTTCTGCACATGGAGATACTACTACTGTACCTGAAAGGTTCGCACCTGTAATTGTAGATGGTGCTTCTGCATTTGTGTATCAGTATCGTGGTGAAATGCAACAGTATCAATTAAACTTTGCTAGGTTTGAACAAGGTATTAAAAACATGCAAAGTTTGTTAATTAATAAATATGAATATGTTAGGTCTACTGTTGTGCTAAGGCCACGTGGTTCTGCTAACTTTATGTCAGGTGTCAGTTAATGCCAGATAGTTCACAAGTACAACCAGTAGCATTTAACTGTGAAGGCGGCTTAGTTTTAAGTCGCTCTAGCTTTTTAATGCAACCGGGTGAAGCAATAGAATTACTTAACTTTGAGCCTGATATTTCAGGTGGTTACAGAAGAATTAATGGCTATTCTAAGCATGTAAATCAAGTTATACCTTTTACAAACAGCACTGCTGAACAGCCTTTAATGGCTACTCTGTTTGCGGATAAAGTTGTGGCAGCTAGGGGTGAAAGAATATATACCTCTGCTTCTACTACTTTATCAATTCGTATTGCAGCAAATACCAGCATGTCAGGTGCAGGTACAATTAGTGTAAAAAGTACTGCAGGTTTTTCTTCTAGTGGTACTCTTCAAATAGCCTCAGAAATATTTACATATACAGGAGTTACTGCTAGTAGTTTTACTGGTGTTACTAGAGCCACTTCTAGTACTACTGCTGCTGCACATTTAAAAGGTGCAGTTATTTCAGAAAGTTGGACTCAAAGAGTTACAGGTAGGACTAATGCAGGTAAGTACCATTTTGAAAGATTTAACTTTAACGGCACTGAAAAACTTATATGCGTAGACGGAGTTAATGATCCTGTTGTTATTAGTTCTGCAGATATAAGTAGTACAGCCGTTTCCTCTCCTAATGCTGCTTCAGGTGAGGATACATCATTAGGTGCAGATATTGCTTCTACTACAACCATGTCAGGGTCAGGTACTATTACGGTAAGCAGTACTGCAGGATTTATTAATCCTAGTTCTAGTACTGAGTATATATTAATTAATAGTGAGATATTTACATATACGGGACTTAGTGCAACTACTTTTACAGGGGTAACTAGGGCTGCTAGTGGGAGTACTGCAGCAGATCATACTATTGGTGCTGCTGTCTCTGATTTATTTCCTCCTACTGTAACAGGTGCTAAACTTGTTACTGCTTTCAAGGAACATATGTTTTATGCAGGGATGCCTAATACACCACAAGAAATTGTTTTTAGTTTACCTTTTGATGAAGATAACTTTTCTGTAGCCCTTGGTGCTGGTAGTATTAGTGTTGATGATACTATAGTTGCACTAAAGGTTTTTCGTGATAGCTTGTTTATTTTTTGTGAAAACAGAATTTTTAAATTAACAGGAAGTAGTCAAGCAGATTTTTCTATTACTGCCGTTACAAGAAACATTGGTTGCATTAATAGTTTTACTGTACAGGAATTTGCAGGTGATTTAATTTTTCTTGGGCCAGATGGGTTACGTACTGTTGCTGCGACTGCACGTATTGGTGATACAGAACTTGGTACTATTAGTAAAAACATTCAACCTATTTTTGATGAAAACATTAAAGATGCAGGTTCTTTTGATAGCGTAGTTATACCTGATAAAACACAATACAGAATATTCTTTACTAAAGATGGGCAAGCGGCCTCCCTTTCTAAAGGTGCTATTTGCGTTCTTAAAAAAGAAGCGTTTGAGTTTTCTGAATTAAAAGGTTTAAAAGTTACTTGTACATCTTCTAATGTTGAAGAGGGTGACGTAGTTGTATTACATGGCGATGTAGATGGCTTTATACAAAGACAGGAAGTAGGAAATACTTTTGATGGTACAGTTATAGCAGGTAAGTATCGTAGTCCTGATATGGCTTTTGGTGATCCCGGCATACGAAAACACATGCAAAAAGTTATTATTAACTATAAACCTGAAGGAACTGTTGACACAGATTTATTTGTTAGGTATGATAATGAAAATAAAGATTCTGCAAGACCTCCAGTGTATCCTTTTGATACAACTAACTTAGCTGCATCATATGGTACTGCATTATATAGTACAACATCTAGCACAACTCAGTTTGCTTATGGTGGAGGGCAAGAACCTCTTAACAGACAGTCAGTAGAAGGTTCAGGTTTTTCTATTGTTTTAAGGGTAGAGGATGATGGACAAAGTAATCCTTACTCTCTCAAAGGGTTTCAGCTAGAATATCAATTAGGAGCAAGACGTTAGATGGGTGCTACATATACAAGACAATCAACATACACAGATGGTGATACCATTACGGCAAATCACACTAATGATGAGTTTGATCAATTATTAGCTGCTTTTGCTGCAAGTACAGGACACACACACGATGGTACTGCTGGTGAAGGTGGCCCTATTAGTACAATGGGTGGTCATGCTATTACCTTTGGTAGTGGGACTGCAGGTACAGACATTGTTATAACCTTTGATGGTGAAACTAATGATGGTGTATTAAAGTGGATGGAGGATGAGGACTACTTTGAGTTTTCTGATGATTTACTTATTGCGACAACAGAAAAGATTCAGTTTCGTGATACTGGCCTTTATATTAATTCTAGCACTGACGGTCAGCTTGACATTGTAGCAGACACAGAAGTACAAATTGCAGCCACTACTATAGATATTAACGGTAATACTGATGTATCAGGTAATTTATCTGTAGGTGGTAACTTAGATGTTACTGGTTCGTTTGATATGAGTGATGCAAACATTACCAACATTGGTAGCATTGCACTAGATACAATTACTAACGATGGCACTGACATTACACTTGACTCATCTGGTGATATTATACTTGATGCTGATGGTGCTAACGTAACAATTAAAGACGATGGCACATCTATACTTGACATTGCAAATAACTCTTCTGATGTAGAGCTTACAGTTAGTGTAGCTGATAAAAACTTTAAGATTAAAGGTACAGATGATTCTAGTGCTATCACTGCATTAGACATTGACATGGCACTGGCAGGTAAAGCTACATTTAATGGGGATGTAGTAATAGGTGGTGATCTTACTATTACTGGTGATGACTTGGTAATGGGTACTAATACTGCAGGTCACATTCTTGTAGCTGATGGTACAAACTTTAATCCTACTGCTGTTGGTGATTTAGCTTCTATTAGTACTGTTGCAAATGAAGATGTATTTCTTGCAGTAGATGATACAGATGGCGTACTAAAGAAAATTACTAGAAGTGCTATAGTATCTGGCCTTGCTACTTCTGGTGCCATATCTAATGTAGCAGATGATACTACTCCACAATTAGGTGGAGATTTAGATGGTCAAAAAAATAACTTACATAATATAGGTGTATTTTCTGCTTCATACGGTAGTTCTTCTGCTCCTACAACAGTAGTGGTTAAAGTTGCAACTAAAACGACAAGTCACCCTTATTATGATGATGGAAGCACCAGTGCTTATTTTTTAGATGATATAGAAGCCCCCGCACTTACATTACATGGTGTAGATAATGTAACATCTGATTCAGGGTATTATTATAAATTTGACCAAGCAGATAGCAGTAATTCAGGACACCCGTTACGATTTTATTTAGATGCTGATAAAACTACAGCATACACTACAGGCGTTACAACAAGCGGTACGCCGGGAAATGCAGGTGCATATACACAAATAGATGTGGATGAAGATACTCCTAGTATTCTTTATTATCAGTGCTCTAGTCATGACTTGATGGGCAACTATGCTAATGTACAAGGCTCTAATGTAATAAATCATTCTGAAGCCTTAATAAGTTTTCCAGCAACAACAACTACCCTTATAGGAACAAATACAACAGACACACTTACAAATAAAACATTAACCTCTCCTGTTATTAATACAGGAACATTTGGCACATCTATTCTTCCTGTTAGTGCAGACGGTACAACACTAGGCTCTGCAGCTAAAGAATTTTCTGATTTGTTCTTAGCTGATGGTGGTACAATTCAATTTGGCAATGATCAAGAAATTATTTTAACTCATGTTGCTGACAATGGCCTTACTTTAAAACACATTGGTACTGGTGATGGCAAGATGCCTACCTTCACTTTTCAAGCAGGTGACAATGACATTGCAGCCAATGATGAACTTGGGGTAATTAACTTTCAAGCCCCAGATGAAGGTGCAGGTACGGATGCTATACTTGTAGCTGCAGGTATTGCTGCTGTATCGGAAGGTGATTTTAGCGCATCTAATAATGCTACTAAGCTTTCGTTTAGAACAGGTGCATCAGAGGCCGCTTCCGAAAAAATGTCACTTAGTTCTGCTGGTTTGCTAACTATTTCTGATGACTTTATTATTAAAGATGGTGGTACTATTGGTTCTGCTAGTGATGCAGATGCTATAACTATTGCTAGTGATGGTGTAGTAACATTTAGTCAAGTGCCTGTACTTCCTAATAATACAATAGAAACAGCAGACATTCAAGCAGATGCTATTACAGGTGCTAAGATTGCTGACGATGCTATTAATTCTGAACACTATACTGATGGCTCAATAGACACAGCACATATTGCAGATGCAAATATAACCACAGCTAAAATTGCAGATGCAAATGTAACTCAAGGTAAAATTGCAAATGAAGCTATTAATGAAGCTAAACTGCAAGTATCAAATGCCCCAACAAACGGGTATTTTCTAACTGCTCAGTCAGGTAATACGGGGGGTTTAACTTGGGCTGAACTTTCTGGTATACCTACATATACTAGAAGTACAACACCTCCCGGTTCTCCATCTGCAGGTGATTGGTGGTATAACTATAGTACTAACCTTTTATATATTTATGACGGTACAGATGGTTGGATTACTGATAGTGACGGTGAAGGAGGTCGTGGATTTTTTTTAGCAGGTAATACATTTAGTCTAGTACTGCAGGGTAATAGCTCAGGCACCTCCTCTGGCTTTCAGGAATCTGCTCATATATACAGTGTAAGATTTGAATCAGAAGCACAAATGCTTCAAGATAAAACCCCTCGTGAAAACCATTTCTTTGACGGTAATGGTCATATGTCTTCTGGAGGCCCTACTGCTGTTTCTGACACAAATAGAGTTGTTTTTACTAATAACAATACAACTGTAACAGACGCTCTTATGTATCTAACTATGTTAACAGGTGGAACAGCCTCTGCTTTTGGTAATGCATATGGTGGTCAGCATAGTAGGAGTACTGGTATTTCTAATGCGACACGTGGGTTATTTGCAGGAGGTGCTTATACTGCATTTTCTTCACAAATAGATTATATTACTATTCAAAGTACAGGTAATGCTGCTGATTTTGGTGATCTGACTCTAGCAAGATTGGAAGCAGGTCATGATTGTATAGCAAATACAACACGTGGTGTTGTTTGTGGAGGTTTAAACAGTAGTAGTGTAGCTCAAAATGTTATGGATTATGTTACTATTGCCACTACAGGTAACGCTACTGATTTTGGCAACATGATTAATGCACAGAACCATGTGGCAACTGCTCATAGTATTACTAGAGGTATTATTTTTGGTGGTGAATCAAATATAAACGTAATAGACTATATTACTATTGCCACTACAGGTAATGCTAGTGATTTTGGTGACATGACCAACACTGCTAATCAACATCTTGGCTTTTGCGTACACAATAAACTTTACGCTTATCATAATAGAAAATCAAGCCACTCTAAAACTACTATTGCTACTCTTGGAAGTGCTGAAGTTTTTGAGTGGACTTCTTTAGGCAGTCTGGGTTCTAATGAAGATAATGGCGTTGGAAAAGGTTGGATTGCTGCATCTGGGTAATTGACAAATTAAAACAAACAATATATAATACTGTTTTTAAAACAGAGGAAAACTAATGAACGACTTAACACTACTAACACAAGAGAATATGTTACCTATTGCTGGACCTAATGTAAATATACCAGCAGTTAAAAAGGTTACAGAAAATTTACCTGCTCTTGCTGTACAAGCTAAAGCATTTGGTAGCTCAAATAGTCAAACTATGTTGACCAATATGACTTTGACAATGATGAGTGGTCACAGTCCTATGAGAATGCTACGTCAAGTATTAGCAGAAACAGAATCTCGTAGAAAAAAATTAGTTGGCGCACAAGTAAGACATGCAGAAGCTATGGAAAAATTAGAAAAGTTAGAGGCCATAGTTAATCCTACTAACTTAGAAATTGCTAGGTTACGGGAAGCAAGAATTGCATTAGAAGACATGGAAACTGCAGTTAATGGTTGTTTTATAGACATAGCTGTTTTAGTTGATGCTTATGAAAATATAAAAGAAAAACATGGCATTGGTGATTGGGACGCTTCTATGTTTGAAGCAGAAGAAAAACGGCATCACATACGTAGAGGGTTTGAACTTCTTTATAGAAGTATGGTTCAAAATGGTGTATCTTCAGAGGGACCAACGGAATACTTAATGCAATATGGGGTACATGCACAACAAGCATCCTTGGAAGTTAGAGGATATATAAAATATACAGAACAACGTATCCTTAAAGGTGAACGTATTAAAGGTAGTGACTGTGAGGATTTTTTAGATACAATGGCAGACAAGTATTTAGATTGTGCTGATGATGTAAGTGAAAGAATATTTGGTAAATCTAATACTATTAATACAGACTACATGAAACTTTTGGAGGCTGCAGAATGATACTAGAGTATAAAATGATAATGACAGAAGGAGGTCTAAAAGCCCCTCCTTGGGTTGAAAAAGGGGGTTACTATGGTAAACCTGACTTTTCATTTGTAGGTTGGTCTCCTGACGATAATGTTCGTGAGTATTACATTCCAGATACTGTAACTATACTGACTAATGAGCAACTTATTGCTAGGGCTGTTGAGTTAAAAGGTGAAGATACCACCGCAGAGGAAGCTACAGCCCAAGCTAATGCTTGGATTGCGTATATAAGTTAATGGATATCAACTGGACATTAGTAACAATAGCAGGAGCATTACTAGCACAGGGTGCTGCTGTAGTATGGGCAGTGTCCAGCATGGTATCAGACATTAAGTATAACAAAGCTGAGATAGCTGACATACAAACCAATACAGCAAGACTAGCTAAGGATATACATGAGAATGACGTAATGATTGCACGTATTGATGCAAATGTAGAAGCAATCAAGGAAGCATTAAATGTGGTTACGACTAGCCACGCACAGAACTAATTAAATGATAGACCCCGTTACAGCTTTTGCTGCAGCTAACGCAGCCTTCAAAGGGGTCAAGATGCTAGTAGGTGCTGGTAGAGAGATACAAGATGTATCACAGCAACTAGGTGCATGGTACGGTGCAGTAGCTGACATTACTAGGGCCGAGTCCCAACGTAAAAACCCTACATGGTTAGACAAGCAGACACACGGTACTGACAACATAGAACAAGAAGCAATGGACATTATTGTTCGTAAGAAGACATTGCTTGAGAAAGAAAAAGAAATAAAGTTTATGTTAGACTACAGGTTTGGTCTTGGCACATACGATGAAATGTTAGGTATGCGTAGGCAGATACGTAAGGAACGTGAAGATACTGTGTATGCGGCGATGGAAGCTAAAAGACAGATGGCAAACAACGCAGCTATAGGTGGCCTATCATTACTAATTATTAGTGTATTAGGTGGGGGCATATATCTGATATCACTAGGAATTGGTTAATGATTAATCTTGTTGTGTTACCCCTTGTGTTAGCAGGGCTATTAAGTAACCCTGAGTTTGTACAGTGTCACTTAGCTAAAAGAGCTAAAATACAAGGGGAAATGGTTTGCATTTACCGTGGACCTAATGGTACAATAGGATATCATTACCCTATGTTTAAGTTTAGTGAATGTCCTAAAACGTATATGTGCAGATACACACCTAATGCTAAGAAAAAAGTATCAGTTCAAGACATACTTAATGGATTAAAAGATGGTTTTGAATAGTGTAACAATATATTACTTGACAAGAAAATTAAAGTAAGTATAATTTGTCTTATGACAATAAAGGAAAATAATAATGACAGCAATGCAGTTTCAAGGATTTAAACCACAAGCAATGGAGCGTATAGCTGGTACGTTGGGCTATAAGGGTGACATGAATAAGTTTAAAGATTACTTACAGACTGATCCTGTAGCACAGATGAAATTTAATGACTTCCAAAACAAAGCTATTCAGATGATGAATGGTGGTATGGTCCGTAAACAATACCATGATGGCGGTGTAGCAGGACATGTGCATGATGAAAATAATCCTGATCCAGATGCAGGTGGGGAAGAAGATGTAGTTGTACCTGAAACACCTGCAAGTATAGGACAAACTACTGTAGATCGTATGCAAGGACCAGCATTACCTGTCGGTGGTAAGGTGACTGCTAAAGGCACTCTTTATGATGGTACTACTCAAGATGTTGGGTCTTCTGCAGGACAAGTAAGTGTTACTGATCCTGCCGCTACTACTGCACAAGCTTCTGTAACTGATGCTACTTTTGTTGATCCACGTGCGCCTAAAATGGTGCCGTTTGATCCTGATACACAGGGCGAACTTCAAGGTGAGCAATTTCTGCCTATGCCCAATTATGAGTCTCCTAGAGATAGGGTTAATAGACAAGGGCCATTCGGAAAATCATACGGTGTTGAATCCTCTAAAACAGGTGATGACATTGAAGGTGAACTAAATAAAACAGATAAAATTACTGGCATTGTTTCTGATGAAGCACAAGTAAAGGCTGAGACACAAGATGAAAGTGCTGTCTCTGGTTTAAATGCAGCACAGGGCGAGTCTGTTTTACTAAACAATCCTGTCCAAAGAAAGATAGAAGAAGGTGAACTTATTGAATCAGCAGCCAATGCTGAAAAAGCAAGTAAGTTTACTGAGCAAATCCAAGCTGCAGAGGCTACACCTACTGCAAAAGCTACAGTACAGGGACAGCTTGAAGGATTAATGCAGGACTTTGAGGGTGGTGCTACACCTCCTTGGGCCGCAGGAGCCATGAGAGCCGTGTCTGCTAAGATGGCTGCACGTGGCCTTAGTGCTAGTAGCATGGCAGGACAGGCTCTTGTACAGGCCGCTATGGAGTCAGCACTGCCTATTGCTAGTGCCGATGCAGCAACGTTCTCTACATTTGAACAACAGAATCTTAGTAATCGTCAAGCTAGACAAATGCTGGCTGCAGAGCAACGTGCTAAATTTATGGGTCAGGAATTTGACCAAAAATTTCAAGCCAAAGTAGCTAATGCTGCAAAAGTTAGTGACATAGCTAACATGAATTTTACTGCAGAACAACAGATTGCATTAGAAAATAGTCGCACTGCTAATACTATGGAGTTATCTAATCTTTCTAATCGCCAAGGATTAGTTATGGCAGAAGCTGCTGCTCTAGCTAACCTAGACATGGCTAATTTAGATAATCGACAAGCTGCTGCTGTACAAAATGCTCAGTCTTTTCTTGCAATGGATATGACTAATGTAAACAATGAGCAACAAGTAGCTATGTTTAAAGCACAGCAACGTACACAGTCTTTATTTACAGATACTGCCGCTTCTAATGCAGCAAAACAATTTAATGCAACTAGCGAAAATCAATCAGAACAATTTTTTTCTAATCTTAAAACCCAGACTAGTCAGTTTAATGCAGCCCAAGCAAATGCTATTGCTCAAACTAATGCAGGTGAAGCTAATGCAATTAGTAAATTTAATGCAGAAATTGAAAATCAACGTGATCAATTTAACGCTCAAAATAGTTTAGTAGTGGCGCAGTCTAATGCTGTATGGCGAAGAGAGATTGCAACTGCAAGTACTGCTGCTGTCAATAGGGCAAATGAAATTAACGCTAAGTCTGTACTAGATATGTCTAATCAAGCATACTCTAATTTGTGGCAGGAACATGCTGATATGATGGAATGGGCATGGACTTCTGCAGACAATGAACGTGATAGACAAAATGCTGTAACCTTAAGTCACTTAGCTGCAGGTAAAGCAAGATCAACTGCTCAATACCAAGCAGATGCGGCTTCGTCTAGTGCGGTTGGTGACTTTGTAGGTAAACTCCTATTTAAGTATACCACTAATTTATTTGGATTGTAAGGAAACAGAATGTTAAAAGGACAAGCTATAACAGCATATAATGAATATATGAAAAGAAGTATGTCTTCTAAACCAAAAGAAATTAAAGAAAAAGCTACAGGTTTATTATCTCGTAATAAAGAAGTAGAACCTGAAGATACGTCTAGTGATGATTACATTATGGAACAGTTTAATATACTTAAAAAACTAAGGGCGGGTTTAATAGATGGCTGAATTAGATAAATTTATGGATGCTCCTATACCGGGACAATCATTGACTGCAGAATTAGGTTCTCGTCCTTGGCAACAACCTGCTAAATATTCTAATGTAGAAGATGTATTAGAATTTTACGCTAATAAAATTACTGATCCTAAAATAAACGATTCATTGTTAGATGCTCTTGAAATGGGTACACCAGTTTCATCTATTGCAGAGATTGTAGTGCAGTCAGGTGCTATGGAAGGTATACATACCATTGATGTATCTATACTTGTACTTCCCGTTATCATGGAACTTATTGCTTATGTAGCAGATAATGCGGATATTAATTATAGCATGGGAACAGAAGATGAAATTGATCAGGACATAGTTCCTGAAAGTAAAATTGAAATGATAATGCAAAAGATAAAAAATAAAAAACCAGACTTAAAAGAAAATATATCTGTTGATACAACTATAGAAAACCCACCTGCAAGTGGTCTTATGTCAAGACCTAGCCGTGATGTAAATGTAGTACAAGGAGAAACATAATGGGGTTTAATTTTAAATCTTTTTTAGGTGGGATGGCAGGTGCAGGTAGTCAAATGCTAGATGAAAGAAGGGCATCTGAAGAACGTGAAAAAATTACTAGAGAAGAACGCCAGTGGCAACTAGCTACTGAAAATCGTGCTGCAGCTAGAGCGCAAAAAGCTAAACGTGCTTCCGATGCAAAGGCATTAGAAGAACAAATAGGTACTATGGTTGCTTTAGGAATGGACCCTGAAGTTGCACGTTCAGTAGCTAAAAATGGTAAAGGTGCTATGAAGGTAGCTATTGGTGACCTAGAATATGGTAGAGAAAATGGTGTTAATGCTGCTTCATATTATACTATGGGTCAAAAAGGTTTGTTACAAGGTGATCCCTCTAAAGCAATAAAAGCTGCTGAACCTGCAGGATTAACTATTGACAGTGAGGGTATCCGTAGTATGTATGGCGCAGTTGATGAAGACTATACTTCACACAATGAGCAGATACGTGCTATTACCAACAAACAACTTAAATTAACACCAGAAGACCCAGCATATGTAACGCTAGAAAAACAACGACAGGCTTTGTATGCTGACATTGGAGCAATAGCAAAAGCTAAAGATATTAGTGGCGAAGATGAAGGTAGAAAATTTACAGAAGGTACAGTACGTGCAACTATAGGCAGTGAAATAAATAGGCAACTGCAACTTTCTGGAATGTCTTATGATTTAGAAAAACAAATTATTGTAGGACTTGAAGGTAAAAGATTAGAAGCAAATATTGCTAATCTTAAAGCCGTTAATAACTTAAGAACGGGTACTAAGTCTTTAAATGATCCTCTTATGAATGATAGTATTACAGCATTAGAAGTAGACTCTAAGAAAAATCTTAGAATGAAAGCTGCGACAATGCTTAGAGAGAATCCTGCACTTAAAACACAGCCTACAGTTTCTACTGCTGATTACGAAAAACCTGACTTTGAATCTAATCTTATAGTAGGTCAACTTATAAAAATACCAGATGCAAGATCGCCTACTGGTGATAAACTAGTTATGTATATGGGTGTGCCGGGAATGGAATACCTAGACGTATTTAATAACGAGTAAGGAAAACCTATATGTCAAGTTTACTAGACCGTAAAAGAAAATTAATGGGCCTTTCTACTGAACAAGAAAGTAAACAAAGCCCTGTTGCTTTATCTGGGTCTAGTGGTAGTGCGACAACTTTACTAGAACGTAAGCGACAACTAATGGGTATGCCTACTGAGCAAAAAGTAGAGTCTCAGCCTGTTGCTTTGCCTGAGTCTAGTAATACAACAACTTTATTAGAGCGTAAAAAAGCACTGATGAACTCTGGCTCAGTTAGAAGCGTAATAGAGCCTATAGAAGATACTAGTGTAAGTTCTGAACCTTCTGTTATTGAAACGGAAAAATCAGAGTCAGACCCTACTGGTTTGTCAGGCAGGTTACAACAAACATATAAAAAATACACACCTTTTGGTGGAACAGCTTATGGTGATGATATGCCAGAGGCTGATTCTTATATTGGTGGTATACTCAATCCATTTACCCAAGTCCCAAAAGGTAAACGTAAAGAAGAATTAGTTACTGGTGATGACAGGATTAAAGAAGAAGAGGAAGCTGCTAAAGAAGCAGGACTTTCTAGTAGAGAAGAGTATATAGAAAAAGAAATAGTACCTTTGATGTTAGAAGAGTTTGAAGGTATAAAGGAAGGTTCTGTCCGTGAAGACATAGGAGTTGAAGGCAAACAAAATAATCCTATTATGGCAGCTATGTTTAGGGCTGCACCTGTAGCATCCTATAATGCTCTTATGAGTGTTAGTGATCTTATGAGTAAGGGTACTGCTAATATAGAGGATGCTATTGAAAAACAAGTAAGTGATTTACCTAAGTCTGTTTTTAATGCAGTTAATACTGTAGTAAATTTAGGACCAAAACGAGATGCTAAAAACCCTAAAGAACTTACTGGTGATATTATCAATGCTTTAGGTTCTGCTATGGAGTTTAGTGAGACACTTCCCTTTGTAGGTGTAACTGGCGTAGCAACTAATGCATCTATAAGGGCATATAATAAAGCTGCTAAAAATGTTATTGCTTGGGAAAGTGGTGGCAGAGAAAAAGCTATTAGAAAAAATACAGGCGGTGCTGAGTTAGCTACAATGGAAGCTGCCGAAACTGCAAGGTTACTAGCTGATGCTAAAGCTAAGTCTTCTGCTGGCAAAGAAGTAACAGAAGAAATGATTGATGCTTTTGAGGCAAAGATAAATATAGGTAGGGCTGAAGGTACAGAGATAGTAATACATAAGCTAGATGATGCTGGTAAAAAAGTACTTGATGATGATGCCGCACGTGCAGCAGGTGATACTTTAGCAGAGGAAGTATACACAGCACAGTCAGGCACAGTACGTGATTTTTTAGAGGGTGACTTAATTGTAGGGGCAGGTGAGTTTGCACACCTAGCTACTGGCAGTGACAGTATTATGAAACCTATCTTAAACTCTAACAAGTTTAATGCTATTATTGCTGCAGCTACTGATTTAAAACAAAAAAATCCAGAAGCATTTAATAATGACAGAACTATTATTGATAATCTGTACACTTTAACTGTATCAAAAGACATGATGGCAGGTGAGGAACTTGTAGACTTGTTGAACGATTATGGCCTGTCGTTTGAAGACTATGTACTGACAGTAGTAGGATCAGGTAGTGAAGCAGGTAAGGTACTGCAAAAACTATCTGTCATTAAACGATCCAGACCAACTACAGAACTAGCAGATGCCCAGCAAAAAGCGTTAATAGATGCACAAGGTGGCTTTCGTAATACTGTCATGCGTGTAGAAGGTATTCGCCGTGGCCTGTTGGTGTCACAGATAGCTACTGCTGCCCGTAACCTCACCTCTGCTGGCATACGTGCGCCTCTTGAGGGATTAGGTAATGTAATGGATAGTGCGTTATATAACCTCACTAATAAGGGCGTGGCATCGGCTGCGTTTCAAGTAGTGTCTCCTACTAATTGGAAAGATAGCTTTCGTCACATGTCATATATGTTTAGTAAGCCAGATGTAGCTAAAGGCTATACTGATTTAATACTGGGGCAACCACAGTTAGCTAAACAATTTGATATGATGTATAACAACCTTAATGAAATACAAAAAGCTACAGGTAGAGGTACTGGTGGTAAACTAGACACAGTACTTACTGGCCTTGAAGACGCCACAGATATTTTAAATACCCCTAACCGTTGGCAAGAATTTCTTATTCGCAGGGGTCAGTTCTTTGGTGAACTAGAACGTTTAGTAAAACGTGAGTATGGCATTGATCTTATTGATACTCTACAGGACGGTAAACTGCGTGACTTGCTTAATGATGCAGGTGGATTTAAACCAGAGGGTAAGCCATCTTTTTTAGACCTAGTAGATCAGTCAACAAAGAAAGCTCTTGACGTTACCTACGCCAAGCAACCAGACATACCTGTATTTCGTAGTATGACTAGCTTCATTACACGTAATGGTCTGACTGTTGTTATGCCATTCCCACGTTTTATGTTTAACAGTATGGAACTTATGGGACAATATGCAGGTGGTGCATTTTTTCCACTAACACGTAAGGTAACAAGTCTTGTAACACTAGGTAAAGTAGGAGGAAAACCCCTAACACCTAAAGATAGACAACGCATATCCCGTAATCTAGTAGGCATGGCTATGGTAGGTGCTGCGTATCAGTATCGTACAAGTGATGAAGCACCTGCAGACTACATGCAATTTGGTATTGGTGACAATGCTGAAATGGACACTACCCCACAGTTTCCCGTAAGACAATATTTATGGATGGGTGAAGCTGTTAAAAGAATAAATGAAGGTACATTTGGTACATGGTTTGATACTAAAGAGTTTAGTGAAACGTTTGCTGGCACAAACTTACGTCAAGGCACTACCAATTCTATATTAGAAGAAATGGCTGCACTAGCAGAGGGCGGTACTGATCTTACTACAGGTGAAACACTGGGTAAAACTCTTGGTGGTGCAGTAGGAAACTATCTTGCAACATGGGCAACTCCATTTAGTCAAGTCATTGAAGCACAACGGGCTGGATTGTCTACATCAGGTACACGTGGCCTTGAGTACAAGGAAATGGGTAGTGATCCTACATTAGACTTTCCATCTTCCTTTATGGCAGCTACAAAGAAACCATTTAAAAAGTATATGACTACACCTCAAGAGGAAGCAGAGTTACCACCTAGACTTACTATGTTTGGTGGAGTTAAGAGTAGGGTATCTCCATTGTCAAGGGTAGCACTAGGTATCAACCTATCTACTAGAGATAAACCAGCAGGTGAATACCT